TGGCCTTGCTTGGTCAATTAAAGCACGTCGAGGCCGAGAAACGGTACACGCCTTCATCGGTGATATGGCCGCCAAAACCGGGATCTATCATGAATGCCGACAGTATTGTGAAGGCCATGACCTGCCCGTCCATTGGATCATTGAAGACAATGGATTGTCGGTGACCACCGACACCAAGGCGGTCTGGGGCAAGACGATGCTGAAGACTACGCCGGAGGTTACGCGCTATGAATACAAGCTGACAAAACCTCACGTAGGGATAGGTCGGTTTATTAGTTTTTAGGGGAGGGGTGAAATGGATAGTTATTTCGGTGCGCTGGTCGAATCGATGCACTTGTGTGCCGAGGAAGACGCTACTTTTGTTGGCCAGGGCGTTGGGTTGTGCAAAGGCACGACGATGAGTCAGACGCTTGATGGCTTGCCAGCGGCGCAGCGGCTGGAATTTCCGGTCGCAGAAGACTTCCAGATGGGGTTTTGCATCGGCTTAAGCTTGGATGACAGGATACCGATTGCGATCTATCCCCGCTGGAACTTCCTGCTTTTGGCTGCCAACCAGCTCATCAACCATCTTGACCGGCTACCGCTTTACTCTAGCTATCAGCCAAAGGTGATCATCCGCACCGCGATCCCGTCGACTACGCCATTTGACCCTGGCCCGCAGCACAATGATGACTTCACGCAGCCATTTTCCGAGATGCTGCGTACGGTCCAGGTAGTGCGGTTGAAGGAGGCAGATCAGATCATTCCGGCCTATAAGGCGGCGCTGGCTTCGCCGGTATCGACATTGTTGGTGGAATACACCGAAAGTTATAAGAATGAACGCGCTAAGGTCTGACCATTTCCATGTTATTGTCCGCTTTGGCGCCGGTATTCCGGCCTCGACGCAGGGCGAGGTCATGCTGGATCTGGAGAAGGATCTGCGCAGACGAGGCCTGCCGGCCGAGGTGTTCCGCGACACAATGAACGATGATAGCAAGCTACGACGGGCAATGACGCCAGAGCAGAGAAACCGCCTATGAGCGACAGTGAAATTTATAATTACATTTTAGATGGAACAAAAATTGGGTTTTGGCAGGATCGCGTCGAGGCGTGGCGGCGCGGAGAACGCATCGCCCCGGTCACAATGGATGTCGCCTGGACACGGAAATGTCAGGCTGCGTGCACTTTCTGTTTCGCGCAAATGCAGGCCAGCGAAGGCGGCGAGATCACCGAAAAGATCGCTTTGGACTACTTGGATGACGCCGCGGAGATCGGTGTCAAAGGGATATCGCTTATCTCAGATGGGGAGTCTACGCTTGTCCCTTGGTATGCGGACTCTATCGAGCATGCGGCGAAACTTGGGATCAAAATTGGCGTCGGCTCAAATGGCATTGCGCTTACCAAGCCGGTATTAGAGCGTATCCTGCCGCATATTAGCTATCTAAGGTTTAACTTTTCTGCCGGCGAGCGGAAGCGTTATGCCGAAATTATGGGGGTAAAGCAGATCTTTTTCGACCGTGTAGTACAGAACATCCGAGATGCGATGGCCATTGTCCGACGTGACAAACTCCCAGTAACGGTAAATATGCAGATGGTCACCATGCCGAACATGGCGGACCAGATCATACCGTTGTGTCGTCTGGGCCAGGAGCTGCGGCCGCACTACGTGATCTTTAAACATTGCAGTGACAATGACGAAGGTTTCTTGGGGCTAAACTACAAGGAGTATGATAACCTCTACTACACATTCAAGCAGGCAGAGGCGATGGGGGATGAGGAACTTCGGATTATCGTCAAGTGGGCGCGGCTTGAAGACGAAGGCAAGCGACATTACGGCAAGTGTTTCGGCCCGCCCTTCCAGCTGCAGATCTCTGGCAATGGTCTTGTTTCTACTTGTGGTTTTCATTTCAATAGCAAGTTTCGTAAGTTCCATATGGGGTGGATTGCAGGGGAAGAGGCCAAGCGGTTTAAGGACATCTGGGCCAGCGATCGTTACTGGGAAGTAGTCAATTACCTTGCATCGGATGAGTTCGACCCGCGTGAACGCTGCGGCACTCAGTGCCTGCAGACGCATACAAATCAGTGGCTCTGGGACTATACGCAGGGCAAAGTTGACTTTCCGAAAATACCAGCACCGCCGCATTTAGAGTTCCTGTGACGCTATCCAGAACTGATCCGCATCATTGGTGTCCCATTCCGATTATTACAGAGTGGCTGACGAGGCGTGTCATTCCTGCGGATGCCTTAGTCGTCGATGTCGGCTGTGGTCATAATCCATTTCCGCGCGCCGATATTGGTCTTGACCGGCGCAACCGCGCTACATTGGAGAAGATTTGGAAGAAGGTCGGTGTTAAGCCAAAGCCGAAGTTACGGACCTATAGCGTGGACTTCACCAAGACCATGCCGTTCAAGGACAAAGGTATAGACTTTGCCTATTGCCGGCACACGCTGGAGGATATGAACGACCCGTTTGAGTTGGTTAAGGAGCTGCAGCGGGTTGCCAAAGCCGGCTATATCGAGACTCCGTCGCCCATTGCGGAGCTAGTGCGCGGCGTCGATGGCTTTGCCAACAGTGATCTTTACCGCGGCTATTACCATCATCGCTGGTTTATTTGGGTTGGCGATGGGGTGCTGAACTTCGTTGAGAAGCTTCCCATCATGGAACATTTTGTATTCCATGAAGCTGAGTTGGAGGATGGGCTGCGCCACGGCCCAGAGTTGTGGAATACTTACTATCTCTGGGATGGCGAAATTAAATGGAAACACTGGCGGGAAGAGATAGACTTCCGGTTTGAAACTGACTATTTGCCGCGTCTGTGGACGGCTGCGATGCAGTCAATCGAGTCAACAGACGTTTTCTGCAGGATGATCGATAACCAGAGGAAGGAGAGAGCTGCCTAGGCTTCCGGGTGGGGATTACGGAGGCTTCAGTGAAGAACGTCTTTATCTTTGTGCCGGCTTTTGGCCAGCAAATCACCGCGTCCACCTTCATGACTACCCATAATTTGGTGCAGACATTGGGGTCTAAGTCGATCGGCGGTTCAGTATCGACTTTGTCCTTTCCCGATATTGCCGAGTTGCGGTCGATGGCATTTACCATCTGGTACGATACGTTGAAGAATTTCGATTATCTGTTGTTTATCGACGCCGATATGGCTTTCCCGCCGGAAATGGTCTTGGACATGATGCACCTCGATGAGCCGGTTGTCGGGGCGATCTACCCGCAGCGTAAGATACCGTTGGGATGGGCCGGGTCTGGCGATGGCGGCACTCATACCGAACGGCGGGCCAATTTCATGCGTTGCGAAGGGGTTGGCATGGGCTGCACGTTGATCCGCCGCGATGTGCCGGAGAAGTTCGAGAAGGAAATGCCGGAACTGATCGATACGCGGCTGAAGCTGCATCCGGCGGCCGACATGCTGCAGAAGGCCAATTGCCATCGCATGATCCGCGCCTTTGAGAAACTCGATCTGCCGGAACGCGGCGTGGTGTCGGAAGATCTGTCATTCTGCCTGCGCTGGAACAAGATGGGCGGCAAGGTCTGGGCGGCGATCGGCTACCGCATTTCCCATGTCGGGCCGTATGATTACGCCGGCTGTTATTTGGAATGGGCCGAGGAACAGACGAAATTGCGTGAGGCTGCCGCGGCGCAGGCTGCGGTTGCGGCACCATCACCATCCCCGCCGCTTACGGTTAATGTTGCTCCTGTGCCCGGAATAATTACGCAGGACGCAGCGCCGAAGCGGCGCGGCCGTCGCAAAAAGAACGGATCGGAGCTGCCGGCTGTAGCCTAATTTGACATTAATCTGAATTTTTCGTTTAATGTGGTCGTCTCGCGGCACCGGGCCGGTGTCGTCCACCCATTCATCGTCCAGGCAGGGCTTGTCGGACGGGGATAGCAACCCGTTCGGAGTCGCGCTGTGGCGAATACTCAATCGCAATATGGGTTCAAGCACGTCGGCTTTTTACCCGGCGGCGCACCCGACTATCAGCTTCAGTCGTTCACAATTGCCTCGACCTATTCGACGGCTATTGGCTACGGCGATCCAGTCACCTTCTCGCTTGGTCCGACACCAGCGACGGGAACGATCATCCAAGCTACGGCGGCGAATGCAACGACGCAGCCGCTCGTTGGTGTTTTCCAAGGCTGTAATTTAATCCCGACGACCGGCGGTGCACCGGTCTGGTCGCCGTTCTGGCCGGCTGCTGGTGCTGCGGCAAATGCGACCGCTTACCTGGTTTCGGCGCCCAATGCGCTGTTCCAAGCGGCGACGTTCTCGGCTGCGATCGGCACAGCCGATATTGGCAAGAACGTCAATTTCACAGGCGGTGTGCCCAATACCACTGGCGGCGGCTATTCGATCGCCACGCTTGATCAGACAACGCTGACATCCGGCATGGGCACGACCTCGTCGTTCCTGCCGTTCAAGGTGTTCCAGCTGTATCCGGGGATCGGGAACGGTTCAGACCCGACGACTAACTTCAACTGGGTCATTGTTGGGTTCAACTTCCAAATGAACCGCACGCTGACCCACGGCTAAGGAACGGGAGAGATAAATGCCTATTGCATTAGCTAACATCCGTTCCGAACTTCTGCCGGGTTTGTTTGACGTTCGGGGCAGTTATGACATGATCCCGCGGCAGTGGGACAAAGTTTTCACTACCCGCAGGTCGAACCTCGCCGTTGAACGTTCGACGCAGATGGCGTTTACGGCGTTGCCGTATCTGAAAGATGAAGGAGCTGCCACCCAGTTTGATAACAATGCCGGTGAACGTTTCACCTGGGCGTTTGTCCATCTTGAGGTTGCTTTAGGATACGCCATCACGAGAAAAGCAATTGATGACAACATCTATAAGGCGCAGTTCAATCCAACGAACTTGAAACTTCAGGAAGCGTTCGCGCAGTTCAAGGAGATCCAGTCAGCGAACATCTTGAACCTGGGCAACGTATATCAATCATCGATCGTCGGTGACGGACAAGCATTGTTCTCGACTGCGCATCCGTTTGATGGCGGCACCTGGGCGAATACTTCGACAGTGCCGAAAAGCCTTAATGAATCGACACTTCTTGCTGATATGACAAACGTGCGTGTTCAGTTTGTCAATGAACGCGGACTTCGTATCTTGTCGCGCGCGCGTCGCTTGATCGTACCGCCGAACCTTGAGCCGATTGCGATTCGGCTGACCAAGACAGAACTCCGACCCGGTACGGCAGACAATGACGTGAATGCGATCTTGACTCTTTCAGGTGGTTTGCCGGAAGGCTTCATCGTTCTCGACTTCCTCACATCAAACTTCGCATGGTTCTTGACGACGAATATCGAAGGCCTCATCCATATGCTGCGAATTCCATACGAATCGGATATGTGGGTCGACAATGTGACAGATAACTTACTAGTGAAAGCGTATGAGAGGTACTCCTTCGGCTACAACGATCCGCGCGCGGCGTGGGGTGAATTCGCAACCTCGTAAAGAAAGTTTCAGGAGCAAACAATGGCTGAGACAATCTTTCGAGGTCCGAGTGTAGTTCTTGGATCTTTGTTGGATGGTCGCGTCGAAGCTTTTGATGGTCCGTCGATCGGCTATCAGGGCGATCTCATTGTCAACCCGATCTTTTCTCCGCAGCCGAAAGACGGACTAAGTCCTGGCCGTGTTCACGGCTGGTACAATGCGTTTTATTCGGTTAGCGTTGATGCAGTCCCGTCTGCTTCCAGCAGCGTCACTCTTGCAAATGCGGCGCAGCTTAGCTCCACAGCTAACGGACTTGCGACTGGTTTGATTACTGCGGTGACCGGCGGCACGGCCAACGTACCGTGGAATTGTCCCGGCGTGCCGATTCAGCCGCTTGCTGGCGGGGCTGTCGTGACTTGCATCGCCATGGACTTTGGCTTTAGCACCGGCACGACAACAGCCAACAGTTCCACTATTGTAGTAACGGACAATCGGCAGTTTACGCTTGGTCAATGGTTGTGCCTCCCCGGTTGTGGTGGCACGACGACTACGCCGTTGTTCTGTCAGGTGATGGCGTTTGGTACGGCGTCGCCGGCCAATGCCACGACCCTGCAGGTATCGCCATCGCCGCAGACTGGCCTGAACAATGCGCCGATCGGGCAGGCGAACCTTTACAGCCAGTTCCTGCCCTATGCCACGCAGTTTGGTCCTAGTGCGCCAATGCCGACGGCAACAGAGCCTTATCGCTCGGCTGGTCTTGGCGCAGCCATGGACCCGTGGGCTTCGGTAGCCCGGAATTTGCAATATGTTTCTGGTGCCGCTTCTGGGACCGGGGTCATCATGGTGACAGGTTATGATATCTATGGACAGTTGATGACTGAAAAAGTCACGTTGAACTCTGCAACTCCTGTGCGCGGGTTAAAAGCATTTAAATATATTCAGAGCGTGCAAACTATTACGGCTGCGACAACCGGGGTAGCCACGGTCAGTATCGGCCCGGATAATAGCGTCGGCATGAACCTGCGCAGTGATCGTTGGGAATTTGCCGACATCTTCTACAACGGTGGTTTTGCAATTAACTCGCAAGGTTGGACGGCTGCGGTTACTACGCCGGCCACCAGCACATCTGGCGACGTTCGTGGTATGATCAATGCGTCTACGGTCTTGGTTGGTTCATCGTCTGGTTCGGCAGCGCTTGGCGGCCCGTTTGACGGAGTTAAGCGCATTACCATTTTCCAGAACGTTCAGTTACAGAATGCAATTGGTGCAACACCGCTGAACTACACGTCGCTGATCGGCGTGGCTCAGAGCATAGGTACTTAGGAGGACCGACATGAAAGGTCACAAAGGTCGTCATCATCGCAAGCATGGTGGTCATACCGATGGTAAGCGTGAAGATATGGTGGCGTCGGGTAACCCCGATGTTATCAAGGAAGCCGAAGGCAAGGAGTCATACGCGAAGGACGGCCTGAAGAAGGGTGGTCGTGCGCACCATAAGAAGCATCATCGCAAGTCTGGCGGCGCCGTGCAGATGACCGGCGGCAATGTGCGGCCGCGGCTCGACCGTCCTGGTCGCAAGAAGGGCGGCCGTGTTGGTTCCGATCATGCGCCGCTCACTAGTGCCCACCATACTAGTTCGTCCGAGAGTGAGCCGAGGGAGGAAGGCGGGAACTAAGGAATTTAGCGGGCTGAAAAGGCGTTCGTGCGCCAATCCAGCCCTAACCAATATCGAGTGGAAAGGCACCCGACATGGCTAAAAGTAACTATGAGCACGTTAAGGAATGGCGCAAGCGGTTCCCGTGGAAGAGAACGGAAGAGGCAAGGAGATATCGGGCTAAGCATTGGCCAGAAATTAAGGAACGGCAGCGCCGATGGAAGCAAAGAAATATTGACCGCGTTAGATCGATGGATGCGGCAGCAGCACGACGGCGGCGGGCCGATCCGGAAGGAAACCGCCGCCGTATAGCTAAGTTCAAGGCGAAAGCGGAGGCAAGGCGCGTAGAAATGGCAGGACGCCCCAGGGCAGAAAGCTGTGAGCTATGCGGAGAAGTTGGTAGGACAGTTTTTGATCATTGTCATGCCAAAGGTCACTTTCGCGGATGGATATGTGACCGATGCAACAAGGTCTTAGGTTTAGTGAAGGACGATGTGAGGTTGTTGCGCACGATGGCGTCTTATTTGGAGACTGCTGATGGTGCACATAACAACGGCAAAACGGAAGTCGCTGAAGAGTTCGCAGTTTGCCTTACCGGGCAAAGGTAAAGGAGCTGGAGGTAAGGGACCGGGATCGTATCCAATAGATACCATTGGACGGGCGCGCAATGCTTTGGCGCGCGGTGCACAGCATGCTTCTTCTGGCCAGTTGGCGACGATCAAACGTAAAGTGAAGGCGAAGTATCCGAGTATTGCTGTTAAGATGACTGGCGGCGCAGTCCGACACAGAATGGATAAGGCGCCACGACGATAGAGAGGCGCTATGTCGCTGCCAAATGTCATTACCTACAATGTTGCCACCGGCACCATAACCACGATCGTCAATGCGGCTGCAGCGACCAGTGCACCATTAGCGCTGGCGACCACGGTCGTGCCAAGCTTTCCGCTGCAACAGCGGGTCATTGCCTCGTCGGTTGGCAATGACAGTGGTATCTTTTTTCGTATTGTCGGTTTGAACCAAGCCGGCTTTACCATCAGTGAGTTCTTGGCTGGGACTAACGCAACGTTTGCGGTGTCAAATCTGGACTACGCCAAGATCATTTCCATCCAGGGCTCATCGTCATCTACGGTATTGGTGCCATCGGCGACAGCCAATAACGTATCGGTTGGTGTCAGCACGTCGGGCGGTACGGCTTCGACGCTGTGGCAGATCATGAACTGGCATGTATCGCCGGTTAACATCGAGTTGTCGGGTGTTCTGGTCAGTGGCGCGGCAACATGGACGGCACAGTACACCTACGACGATCCAAATAATTTACCCCCTGGCGTAGGTTTTGCGCAGCCGTTCAACCATCCGACACTGATCAACCAGAGCGCGTCATTGGACGGGCCGATCAATGATCCGGTGACCGGCATCAGGTTCCTGATCAGTGCCGGTACGGGCACGATGCGCTTTACTATTATCCAGGCGGGGATTGGCTCGCCATGAAAATTGTCATTGCTAGTGTTCTGCCGGCTATGAGTTTTGCTTGTATCGGTTTTGCCTATGCGCAGCCGACTGGCACGCAGGGCGGCATCACCTCTGGAAGTGTTACGACTATCCCGGTGCTAGTTTCACAATTGCCGCAATGCGGCTTCCAAGTTGGTAAGGGTGCGCGGGCCTATGTTACTGATTTGGTCACAGCGACAACGTGGGGCGGCGCGGTAACTGGCGGTGGTACGACATCGATGGCTGTCGTTTGCAATGGCAGCTCTTGGCTACAGGACTGATCATGGCTGATCCAACAGGCGCGCAAGGCGGTCAAATAAAGCCTGTAACCGATGATGACTTCACGGCTGTCGCCCGCGGCGGGGATAACTTTCTCGCCCGCATGAAGGCGCTGGTTGATCTGCGTGATCAACAGGAAGCGGCTTACAAGCAGCTCAGCCTTGGCAAGGACGCCACGGCGGCGCTGAAGCGGGCGCAGGCCAAATTGGCTGATGCCGAAGATCAGAACCATAGGGCAGAAACGACATTGGCTAATGCGCGTACAGAGGCAAAGCGGATCGTCGACGAGGCCAATAAGCAAGCTCAGGACACGGCGAACTCTGCTTTGCAGGCCAAGCGGAATACCGAGTACGAGGCGCAAGAAATCCGCAAGCAGGCCGACGACTACGCCAAGAAGGCGCGCGGTGATGTTGACCAGCACATCGCCGATCTGAACCAACGCACCAATGATGCGCGGGCGGCTGAACGCAAGGCTGTCGAGGAAGCGGAACGTTCGCGGACCATGGCGCAGCGGGCTGGCCAAGCGGCCGCAGCGGCTGATGCTAAGGTCAAGGAATTTCAGGGCAAGATCGATCGGTTGCGTGCCGTTATCGATGAACTGAAGTAGCGGGGAGGGCCACCAATGGCCGACCCCGGCGGCAGAAACTCACCTCCAGAAATGGCGGCTTTCTCGCAGACGGCAGGCCCTGCCGGCGTGGTGATGGCTGGTGTCGATGCTAGCGGGAATGCGCAGCCGCTATTGATATCCGGCACTGGGCTGAATGTTAATGCCAATGTCTCGGTCGGTTCGGTTGCGTTCTCCACGACAGCGCAGGCAGCGACGACCCAGACGGCTGTAACTGGTGCGGTCGTTTGGCTCGCCCCAACCCAGACATTGAACGTATCGCTTGGCGGCTCGACAGCCGTTGCGACCACGACGCAAACGGCGGCCACAGGTGCGTTGGTGTGGCTTGCTCCCACGCAGACGGTTGGTCAGGTTTCTACTGTCGGTACTGTTCTCGGCACTGTTAATGTGAACGTGGTTGCCGGTGGTGGCGGCGGCTCAAGCTACACCAGTCAGTCCTCGCTAACCACGGGCCAAGGTGTCTGGCTTGCGCCGACCCAGACCATGGCTACGGTTGCCAACGTCAATACCGTTAGCACTATTCTTGGCACCGTTCAGATCACTGGGTTAATCAGTGTTTCTGGCGGCGGCGGCGCCAATATCACCACCACACAATCAAGTCTGACCACAGGTCAGGCTGTGTGGCTGGCGCCGACGCAGACCATAGGCACGGTTGCCAATGTCAATACCATCAGCACGCTTCTCGGCACCGTTCAGATCAGCGGTTCAGTTATTGTCTCTGGTGGCGGCAACATCACCACCACGCAGTCGAGTCTGACGACAGGTCAAGCTGTCTGGTTTGCTCCCACGCAGACCATCGGTGCCATCAGCACGATCTCGACCTTGTTGGGCACGGTCCTGATAAGCGGGACTGTTTCTTTGGTCACCGTGTCTACGATCAGCACATTACTAGGAACGGTCGCTGTTAGCGGCACGGTTATTGTTTCCGGCAACGTTGTAACGACTACGCAGTCAAGCTTGACCACTGGGTTGGCGGTGTGGCTGGCGCCGACCCAGACCCTTGGTGCCGTTGCAACGATCTCGACTATTCTCGGTACTGCGGTGGTGTCGGTCGTGCCGGGGGTTTCGGTGACGGTGGCTGGCACTGTCAGCTTGGTGACAGTTTCAACTGTTGGAACCTTGCTTGGAACGGTGAACGTTTCGATTAGTTCGTTGTCGTTTACGACCTCGCAAGGTACTGGCACTGGTCTGCTGGTCTGGCTGGCGTCGTCACAGACGCTGGTTTTCACTCCCGGCGCGTCTACTGCAGTAGCGACCACGACTCAGACAGCTGTCACTGGCGCGATCGTATGGCTGGCGCCGACCCAGACCATAACGGTGACCGTGACTTGGCCGGGTGTAGTGCCAACCACGACAGGATTGGGCCTGTCGGGCGTTACCGGCATCCCGGTATGGATGATCCCCGGCGGTGCCAATACGACCGTCATTTCGATCTCTAGTTTGCCGAACACTATTACTCAGTCTTCGCTAAGTACCGGTCTGCCGGTCATTTTCGTGCAGACCCAGACGATGGCGTTGGTTTCCACCGTTGCTACGGTCGCGACCATCGTCACGTTATTGTCTACCGTGAATGTGGCGATAGTCGCTGGTGCGGGTGGTGGCGGCTCAGTCGCTACGACTCAAAGCAATATGACTGGTCAGCTTATCTGGCTGGCCCCGACACAAACCATGTCGGTGCAATTATCTGGTTTGGCCAGTGCAGCCTCAACTCAGAGTTCTGTTACGTCCGGTTTAGCTGTTTGGTTGGCTCCGACCCAGACGATCGCGCTGGTCAGTACGCTGGTCACGATCCTGTCTACGGTCAACGTAGCCATCGTGGCGGGTGCGGGTGGCGGCGGTTCGGTTGCGACTACGCAGAGCAATATGACGGGTCAATTAATTTGGCTCGCGCCCACGCAGACTTTGTCTGTTGTCAGCACCATCGTGACAGTGCTGGGCACGGTTGCAGTTTCCCAAGTAGCGGCCATTTCTGTTACCGGGACATCGCTCAACGTCGTGGTTTCCGGTATTGTTTCGGTTACTGGCACGTCTTTGAGTGTGGTTGTGTCTGGTGTCGTGTCGGTGACTGGTACTTCGCTGAATGTTGTCGTTAGCGGGCCGATAAGTATTTCGGCGTGGTCAAGTGCGGTTATTACGACCACGCAAACTGCCGCGACTGGTCAATTGATCTGGCTAGCTCCTACCCAGACGATGACTGTTCAAGTTAGTAACGTAGTGTCTATCACAGGGACAAGTTTGAACGTTGTTGTTTCTGGTGTGGTGTCGATCAGTACTGGTTTGATCAGCGTTACAGCACTTTCGTTTACGACGGCCAGTTCTGGCCTTAGCGCTTCTGCGGTAGGGCTTATTGTTGTGGCTACTGGCACGGTTACTGCGACTGTTACGGGAACCGTTAATGTTAACTCGATCTCAAGTACCGTGCTGGTCAATATCGTTGCTGGAGCTGCTGGCGGTGCGCCAGCTACGGCGACAAGTCAAAGTGCGATGTCCACCGCTATGGGCGTGTGGCTGGCACCAACCCAGACATTATCGCTGATATCGACCATTGTTACGGTACTCAGCACCGTTGTTGTTACTGGAATAATCGCCCCATCTGGATATTCCGCGACGACGACTCAATCGTCGCTCACTACCGGCATTCCGGTGATCTTCGCTCAAACTCAGACGATAGGGGCTATCTCGTCTACTGTCCTTGTAAACGTCGTCGCTGGTGCTGCGGGCGGTGCGCCTGCCACTGCAACCAGCCAAAGCGCAATGTCTACCGCGATGGGGGTGTGGCTCGCGCCGACGCAAACTCTATCGCTAATATCTACGCTCGTAACGCTGCTTGGCACCGTATTGGTCAGTGAGGCTGCGCCGATCTCGATCAGCAGCATTACGCCGACGACGACAGCCAGCGGTTTATCTGGCCAGTTTGGCTTGCCGGTGTGGATCGGCAACCCCGGCGGCGGCGCTGGTCCGACCACGACTACGCAAGTAGCTGCGACGGGTCAGCTTATTTGGCTCGCACCCACTCAGACCATGACCGTAACGGTTGCCAACGTTGTATCGGTCACTGGCACATCATTGAGCGTCGTTGTTTCCGGTATCGTGTCGGTAACCGGTACATCGCTTAACGTTGTGGTCAGCGGTGTTGTAAGCGTATCAGCGATAGCTGGTTCAGTTCAGATCAGCGGCATTACGCCGACCAGTGCCGTAAGTGGCTTTACGTCTACTCTTGCGTTGCCGGTTCTGCTTATGGGCGGGACTACTGCACAGGCGGCTGGTAGCACCGGTCAGGTTGTTTGGCTTGCAGCAAGTCAGACGCTGTTGAGTGTTGTCAGCATTGCGACGGTTTCACAGATCCTCACGATCTCTACGATCGCGACGATTCTCGGCACGCAGGTCATTACGCTAGCAACGGGCGGCAGCGTCACCCTGGTTGGCACGCTCGGCATTAGCAACCCAGCTCTCGTTGTAACAACCACTCAATCCTTGCTGACTACGGGTATGCCGGTTTGGCTCGCTCCAACGCAGACGATGGCTCTTGTTTCGACAGTTGCTACCGTTTCTCAGATGCTTACGGTTGCGACGGTCCTGACTATTGTTACCGTTCTCGGTACGCAAACAGTTGTAATTTCTGGCCCTGTTCAGATCAGCGGCATCACGCCGACAAGTGTTATGAGTGGTTTTACCTCCACTCTTGCGGTTCCGGTCCTAATTATGGGCGGGACTACGGCGCAGGCTGCTGGCAGTACTGGTCAGCTTAATTGGCTGGCGGCAAGCCAGACGTTGCTGAGCGTTGGGACTGTAGCAACTATCAATTCCATTCTGACCATTGTTACCGTACTTGGTACGCAAACGGTCGTCGTTAGCAACGTAGTGTCGGTCACTGGGACTTCGTTAAGCGTTGTTGTCAGTGGCACGATCGCTGTAACTGGTCTGTCATTTACGACGGCCAGCTCTGGAACGCAGTTCACGGCTACGCAAACTGGTCTTGCCGTTATCGCTGCGGTGGCAGGTATTACCATAACGACGACTGCATCAGGCTTGAGCGGCATCAGCGGTCTGCCGGTGTGGGTCGGCAATACGATCTCGGTGTCGGTGTCTGTCTCGGTGTCAGCGTCTGTCGGCGGCACTACGGTCACGTCGCAAACGTCGCTGACCGCGCAGCTTATCTGGCTGGCCCCGACACAGACACTTTCCTTGGTGTCCACCATCCTGACTATCAGTACTTTGCTTGGCACGGTGAACGTCAATGCTATCGATGAGAATCCGGTCACCACCCAAAGCAACATAACTGGCTTGGCGATATGGCTTGCTCCGACCCAGACCATGACGGTCATTCTTTCTGGGCCGATTAATACGACTACTCAGTCGAATACTACGGTGACTGGTCAGCTAGTGTGGCTGGGCCCGACGCAGACCATGAATATCATTTCTACTATCGCAACGATCATTACGATCTTAGCTACTCCGACCCAGACTATAGCGCAGTCTTCGCAGAGCCCGGTGATGCTTCGGGTGACAAGTACGCAAGCGGTTGCCGGCACGACGTTCGTCTTTACGGTCTATACATCCAATGTGTTCGCAGTGGGCGGCACGACTTCGTGGTCGCCCGGGACCAAAATGCGGATACAAGCTGCCTACGCTATTGTCGCAACCTCTGCGGTTGCGGGTTCTGTTGGCATCATGAGGGTGATCGTCGGCAGTGCGACTGCGGCACCCAGCATGTCGGTCACCTCTACGGTTGGCGGCGTGCTTATACTGCCGGTTGCCTTTAACGGCTCGGCCTCGCAGTTCTTGATCAATGGGCTGGCGCAGGATATCGCTGGTGGATCAAGTATCGCCCTTGGCGTGGATAACATCGGTACGTCAGTGAACATCGGCGGTTTCGTTGTTATGGGCTATCTATTCTGAGAGGAGATCATGGCTGGCGGTCCATTACTTCCATCAACGATCTATGTCGGCGGCGCTAGCGGCAACTTGGCGATGTCGTACTACATCTCCACCACGGGCAATGGTACGACTTGGGGCGCTGGTGCGTTTGAAGGTATTGCTGTTTTGGCATCGTTGGCCAGCGATGCCACAGCTGTGATCCAGTATAATTTGCCGGAAGTGCTTCCCTCTGGAACGCTTAAGTTGCGGGTATTAGCACTGGCTAATGCCAATTCTGGTACAGCAGTCTTGGTGGTATCGGATGGTGTAACTGCGGTTGGCAGTAATATTGCTTCGGCAACAATGACTGCGGAATCAAGCTATTCTACAGCATGGAGTGCGGTCGATAATCTGGTTGAAACCAAGATCACGATGTCAACGACGCCAGTTACCAATAATATCTTCACTGTTCATGCCGGGTTTAAAACAAGCGGTTGGACGTTGGCGCAGACTAGTTTTTGGCAACTCTCGTTAGTCTGGGAGTAATGGCTATGGCTTCTGTCGTCTTTACTCCACAGCAAATTACGCAGATCGCAACCTTCTTTGGGCAAAAACAATTTGTCGAACCTAATGCCACAGCGGTCTGTGGCCTCGACCAGCTCAAGAACGGAATCAGTACGTTGGCAATGTCAATTTCTATTGGCGGCGGTACAGTGTCGTACAGCCCTGCTTTTACTCCACCCGTTAGCAATATGACTTTGGCGCAGCAGTCGGCGCTTATCGGCTACATCATTCAAATGGCAATGGGAGTGCCGTTGGTCTGATGGCTAGGAATTTTCCAACGGATACTGATTTCCTAAGTAGCAGTGGGACTAATCCAGCAAAAACTTTATTTGGAACATGGTCCTTTTGGGTCAATCCTACTTGGAGTTCTGGTGATAGCACTTTTCACTGGTTTCTTTATATGGCAGGAGGCAGAGATTATCATATT